AACTTACAACTCCTTTTCTTTTGTGATTTTCAACTATCGGTCTGTCCCATTAACTGTTGTGGGGCAGGAGAGGGGAAATTAGCTTATAAAACATACGATGAAATTATTTGTCCAATTGTCTTTATTTCTCCACCTGCCGAAAAATCAAACTTTACATTCCCCAATCCACTATAGCAAAGTGTCAATTCTGCATCCATATCTAAAGTTCCAGCAGTTTCAATTGAGAAAGCTTGAATTTTAGAATAAGGCAAAGAAGTGAAATCTTTTTTTGAACCAGTGATTCCTTGTACATTGCATGCAATAAGACGTTTGCTTGTAAATACAACGTAGTCTCGTAGAGAACTATAATATCCGATAATCTGTTCATCAGGAACTAAGAGTTCGATTATATCTTTTGGTACGTTCTTTTCTTTTGATTTGCTAAGTTTAAAAACTTTTTTGTTTTGAAAATCAATCATTTCAATTCCTCTCTTTCATTTCTTTTTTATATAATCGCGTTACGGTTATATCAGTTGTAAAATAAGCATAGAATTTATAAAATGTGTGTTCGAATTATTGAAAAAACATAAAATACCTATATAATAAAAATACAAGGTGGTGTATGTTATGAAAAAACTAATAAGCAAAATAAAATATCATTCAGCTATGATTTTCCCAATAATTCTCATTGTTTTATTATTGATAGCAGATAATGCATATAAAATATTTTCAAGAATATCCGAGAAAAAAATGGATACATTGATAGGTGTTATTATATCTATAATAGGAATTTTCTTAACGGTTCTAACCATTTACCTTTCATTCCCAAAGACTGACATCGTAAAGCAGAGAATGAAAAATACTGGGCATAATCATATTTTACTAAGCAATATTTGTATAGGAATAGCAATTCTAAGCATTGCTTTATTAATTTGGTTGTTCACAAATTGGTATTCTGTCGTCATTTGTTTATTTTGTGCAGGGCTAGTAAATCTTCTGATCACAGGCTACTATATTTTAGTACTTAGCGATTTTTCCTAAATGAAGATTTAAAAATTCCTCTAATTTATTTTTAATATAGTTGATATTTGTAGCGGTATCATCGGTCAATGCCAATGGTACTGTTTTTGTATACACAGATTCAATGAAATTTATAGTTTCATCGACTCCTAATTCGTTTTTCCCATATAACTTTAATAATGGAATGTCAGTTGGTGTAGAATTATTTTTTATGCTTATAAGTCTATCTATTAAACTTGGATTGTGTTTTTCTTCTAACCGAATTTTTATTTTATATTTTTTTGCATTAAAATCAGTACCGAGAGCATTTTTTAATTTTGGTATGTCATCCATACAATTTGGCTTTGCAAATTCCATTTCAAGCCAAGATGGGTCTATTATAGAGTTCGCTTCTCGTTTGATATCATCTATCATTTCAGGAAAAATGGATATTTTAGATAAATTACCAGATTTTTCCCAAATGAACTGACATAGAGCTTCATGAATTTTTGAGATTTTCTTGTTTGCGATTACTGCCATTCGATTATGGGCAAAATCTATATAAAAAAAGGTATATGCTTCTAATTGTTCCTCGCTTCCGACAGTAGTGTATGGAACAGCTTCTTTGGTCTGTTTATTTCTTTTCTGCACAAAATTTGTCGCTCTTATCGTTTCATCTGTAGAACAAGTTCCAAACATTTTCTTATCGTCATATTCCTTTATATCGAAAAATAATTTCTTTTTTTCGAATTCCATGTCGTAAAAATTTATTTCCGGAAAAGCAGATTTAAAAATCGAGTAAGTTGCATTAGCGAAGTCCTTATATGTTGATCCATTTGCAGTAATGCAAGGGACAGGTTCTAAAACATAAAATTTTATCATCTTATGCACAGCCATAAATAACATCTCCTACAAAAACACCAGTTCGATAACAAGGTGTTTTTTTTAAGGATTTACGATATCTTTTTAAACTCCATAATCTTTTCATCATATCCAGCTAGCCTTGCAATCTGGCTTTTTGTCATGCCTGGATTCTCATAGATTAAAGAATCTGGTATGAGAAGTTCTGCGGCAAATGTGTTAGCTTCTTTTTCTATCCTTGCAGTAGATAAAAATGTTTTGTTACGGATAAAATAACAGTTTTCTTTCCTGTGCAAGATTGCGTGTCCGAGCTCGTGAGCCATAACAAATTGCAGTTCCTCTTCGGAAAGATTCTGATTTAAAAAGATATATCTGTGATTTTTTAGGAACATATAACAGCCTTCGCAGTTTATATTTCCTGTCTGATATAAAATTCCTAGACATTCTGCAATTTTAAAAGGGTTGTTTGTTCCTGCTTTTCTTATGCAACAGGCAACTATGCGCTTCACATCTTTTCGCAATTTGCATACACCTACTTTTTGTTTTTATTTGGATTGTATTTTTCCTTGTTTATCAGTTTCAACCTTTTGAGTGCGATTTCCAACTCCTCTCTAAATAAATCCATTGATTCTTCTGATAAATTTTCTCCGTTATATGATACAGGACCATCTTCTTTGTTTGATAATTTAGCCATGATTGAATCTAAATCTTTTGCAATATCTCTCTTATCTCTACTGTTAAGCATTTCGTTCTTTTGGCCAGTCATTAGATAGTCTGTTGTGACGTCTAAAAAGTCAGCGATTTTTTGAATTTTTTCAATGCTTGGTGTTATAGTTTTGAATTTTCCTATATAACTCCTTGCAAATCCTAATTCTTTCTCAAGGCGGTTAATCGAATATCCCTTATCCTTGGCAGCATTTTTGACATTTTCATAAAGTCCCATAGTAAATCCTCCAAATTTTGCGCAATTTACTATTGACATACGCCAAATCTTGTGTATAATATAATTATAAGTTACGCAAGATATTACGAATGCCTTAAATAAATAGCGGTTATTTTATGTTTGTTGGTGGTACTTTGAATATAGAATATTTTACGCAATTTGTCAATAGATAAACGTAAAATTTTGCGTTTCCATAAAGGAGGGAAGAATTTGACGATTTACGATAATGTTAAAAATGCTTGCAAAGAATCCGGGACTTCTATTTCGAAATTGGAAGAGACGCTAGGGTTTGCAAGAGGCAGCATTTACAAGTGGGACAATCACTGTCCTAGCGTTGAAAAGCTGAGAGCAGTAGCAAGGCAGCTCAATAAGCCAATGGAATATTTCTTAGAATAGAGAAAGGGAGTGATGAAAATAAGATGGATTAAAACATTAACAAAAAAGCACAATGAAAAACAACTTTTAAAACAAGGATTTATTCGTTGTGCTTGGTGTAAAAGACTGATATTAAGGTCTGACAAATACTGTCAGTATTGTGGAAAAGCTACGGAAACAAAACTTTCTTAGTGGTTTCACTAACAACATCAACAAGAAGCTGACGCAAGGAGTCTTTTAAAATTTGACCAGAAGATGATATTCCTTTTCTATATTTTGCAATTGCAACGGGAGTGGTTGTGGTATCGACAATTAATTCGGGAATTGCAGTTTTAATTAGTTCTTTAGATGCAACATCTAAATCATCATCTAATGACAACAATTCAACGGCATTATCAAGAATCTTTTGAGTCCAAGGATAAGGAGCACCGCATTCGTAGCAATAGTATGGAAGGTGGTAAGTACGATTCCCTAATATAGTTACTCCGGGAGTGTCATAAAGCCCTCGAATAGGTGCTTGACATTCAGGACAAAAAGAATATGTATCAGTTCCGCACCGAGAACAGTACTTTTGGTGATTTGCATTGTACTTACTTAAAACGTGACCATTAAGACAAATAGTAGCGTTATTATATGGCATAAAATCATTCCTTTCATAATTTGATAGGAAAATTATATCAAAGAAAATATTTAGAGACAAGTGTGGAGGTAACAGCATGAAATTAACTTACAAAGAATTGGCTTTATTAAACAGAGTGATAGGTATTGCTTTAATGAGCGGTAAAGTTGAGTTCGATGAAGTTTCGGAATCAGTTCACAAGAAAGTTACTAATGAAATTGTAAGAAGGAATGAAAAGCAGTTCATTACTTCGGGGTAAGCATTGAGTATTTCTTAGAGTAGGGAGGTGATGGAGATGGTATTGAACAATACGGGTTCCATTAAAAAGATGGATTCACTAGAAGAAGTAACGCAGCCAGTAGTTAAGTTTTTGTTAGAAAACTACAATCCTCACACATCAATCATTATTGCAAGCGAGAGGATTGTAGTAGTTGAAGATGTTTTATCGATACCTCATACTAATTAATTCGTTGGTATCGATGGATTTTGTCTAGCCTAGACAGCTCAGAGCCTAAAGAAGACGCATTCACAAAGTTTAGGTATTCAGAACGAGATACATTGTAATATTGGTAAATAGCACCGTTGTGAAATTGAACTTCGAGAACGTCATTCTCCCAGCCTACGCTTGAGATACGGCTAGATGATACAGATTGTCTGTACATGGTTTTTCTCCTTTCTTTTGTACTTGGCATTGGCAGTGTCCTGTATTTAAAGTATAGGAGATGACAAAAAGAAATACAAGTCAGGAGGTGATAAGCGTGAGTGAAATCATACAAGCACCGGCAATTGCAAAAATAATGGGATGTAATGTCGGTACAGTTCATTACAATATGAAAAATGGTTTTTGGAAATTCGGTCGAGTTATCAAAACCGGACCGAAAAAGCACAGATATGAAGCTACGATAACAGAAACAGCGAAGTATGCTGAGATTAGTAGGGAAGAGGCGATAGCTCGACTGAAGGGAGGTGATAGATAGTGAACTGGAACAGAAGAAAAGCACTCCCTGATTGGGAGAAGCGGAGAATCCGCAACAGACATGAACGGAAACTAAGAAAAGAGCGTGTGTTCGCGTATAAGCTTGCGATTGCGGTGCTGATAGTAATCGCCATCGGAGTTGTAGGTAATGCGATTTTGGTAGGAGGTGTAGTGAAATGAATGAGATTACGGTAGTTGAAAAACCGGAGATTCAGGTTATGGAGTTTGAGCCATCAGATGTCTTACGGCAGAGAAGACTGGAAAACCAGTTGCTTAAGAAAGATATCCGTGACGAGCTGATGTTTCGAAGAGTGATGACAGGCGGTGTGATGGTAATACTCACAATGCTAGGGTTTTTAGCTGGAGAAATTACAGCAGCATCAATTTTACCGTAAAAAAGAGCACCCACATGAGCCGGCAAGCTCCAAGGTGCCCAAACAAAATTAATCAATTAAATTGTAAAACAGAAGAGAGGGAAAGTCAATGGAACAATTAGACGGAACAGTAACAATGCCGTTGATTACATATCAAAAAATGAGAAACGATGTGAGTCAGATTTTTGATTCGCACGGTACCGCTTACAGAACGAATGATGAGAAAAGCGGGATTTGGCTCTATTTGAATCAAGAAAAACTTTTTGACCTTGCGTGGGAAGAGATGATCAGACGTGGTATTGATGTATCGAAGTATGACAAAGAGAAAGCAACGTACGAGCATGGATTTGTCAAGTTCGGGTTTAAAGAGAGTCAGGTCGATGTAAATGTATAAATATGTGTGTCGAAGCTGTGGAGCAAATTTGGATCCTGGAGAGAAATGCGACTGTATGGAAAAGCGCAAGGAGGCAGAAAATCTACGTAAGCAGCTGTTTGTACAGGAAAAAGACGGACAATTTACATTAAAGGAGTTGATTGCATGTACATAGGTATTGCCGGACAAGAGAAAGGAACATGCGTAAATGATTGTGACGCTTATCGATACGCATTAGAGCAGATGCAATGGAGCGATGAATTGAGAAAAGAGTTTGTCGAGTGGTTTTACTCGGGAAACTATGTGCACGAGGAGGAAGAAAATGCTTAAAAGTTATGATGAGCTTAGAAATATAGATGTAAAGCCATATTGTGAGAAACGAGACGGGTTACTGTATCTGAATTGGGCTATGTGTATTGACTTGCTTCGAAAAAATGGAGCCACGAAAGTTTACTGGGAGCCAATTCCAAACGAAAAGTCAGGCGGAAGCCTTAGAATGTCTGATGCTGTTTTTACAGATTCCAAAGGGAATACAAACCGCTGTTACGAGACACGCATTCGAGTGATCATCGATGATAATGAGTACGAGATGCAGACGCCTGTAATGAATGGAGCGAATCCTGTGAAAGACAATTCGATGTCGCAACAGAGAGTATGGAATAGTATGTGCAGGGCGTTTGTGAAGTGTGTTGCGATACATACAGGTTTGGGATTTGATTTGTGGCTTAAGGAAGAATATGACAAGATGGATGCTCAAATCCCTGAAACAGCTGATAACCTAGTTTCTTCAGCAAAAATAAAGACGTTGGAGAAATTGTGCGTTTCTCACGGCATCGATTTAGATGCATGGATTTGCGGAAACGGAAGAACGCGTGACACTTTAACCGAAGGAGAAGCGGCTAAAATGCTAAACGCAATTAAAAAGAAATATGGTGATGAGTAGTGAAATTTACAGGACAGTTAAAACAACCGGTAATTGATTTTGTAACCGGTAAGCTGACATTGTTATTTGAGCCTGTCGAGGATTTTCGGCAGGCATACGAAGAACTTAAGGACTGCGAGAAGCTAAGTCTTGAAATAAAGCCGTACAGGCGCAAGCGAAGCCTTGATGCAAATGCATATTACTGGGTACTGCTTACTAAATTAGCAAAAAAGATAGGCTTATCAAATTCAGAGACGCATAACATGCTTCTTTGTGGATATGGACAAGTTGAGCTTTTTGGAGATAAAGCAGTATATATTACCATTCCAGATACAGAAGAGGCAGAGAAAAAAGTCAAGAACGCAACAGACTACCATCTGCAAGCGACTTCACAGGTCCGAGAGGGAAATGATGGCATTATGTACCGGACATACAAATTGCTAAGAGGGTCGCATACCTACAACACGGAAGAGATGGCTAGATTGATTGATGGATTAGTGCAGTGTTGCAAAGATACAGGTATACCGGATGCCGATATTGCATCACCGGATGAAAAGAGGATTTTGAAAGAAAGGTATGGTGTGGATTTTGGCTAAAAGGCTATGGAGCATCTTCACAGACGACATGGATCACTGTGTGTATACCGGTTGGTATGGAGTGGAAAGACATCATATTTTCTCGCATACATCAAATGAGAGAGATTTGTGCGAAGATTATGGTTTTATTGCTCCACTGAGACCGGATTTACACCCGAATGGAGTGCATAGAGGAAAAGATGCAGGAAAGATAGATAAGGATTTAAAGAAACGCTGTAAGGCGTATTATTTAGAACATTACGGAACAGAAGAACAGTTCCGGCAAGAATTTTTTTACAGAAGTTAGCAAAGGAAATCCTTTGCTATAGAGTAACCCGTAAACTGTTCATGGCAAATATATATATCACAAAACGTAAGCCAAAATACCTCCAGCTACGCAATTGGTTTAGTTGGAGGAGAAAGGAGTGATACGGGCTTGAATTACTTAGCTGAGATTATCGCCTTTGAACGATGGCTCGAAAATAACTACTTGACCAGAGACGCCCAACTCCTTTGGTACAGATTAATGTACCAGGCTAATAAGTGTAACTGGCCTGAGTGGGTTACAGTAGATAACCTGAGATTGATGGCAGCCATGCAAATGAGTCGTGAGGCAACCTTTATAAAGGTGCGAGACGATCTCCTAAAAGCTGGTTTAATCGAATACCAAAAGGGCAAAAAGGGAAGCCCGAATAAATACAGATTAATACCTTTCACTTTCAGAAACGTAGTAAAAAGCGAAGTAGAAACGGTAGTAAATCAAGTAGTAAAAAGCGAAGTAGAAACGGTAGTACAACAAGTAGCAGAAACCGTAGACATAGATAAATATAAAACAGAAACTAAAAATAAAAAGAAAGATACTAACGTATCTAAAGAAAAAATCGACTTTGTGGCGATTTCCGACTTGTACAACAGCATCTGTGTATCTTACCCAACATTGAAGACCATGTCTGAGAGACGGAAAAAGGCTATCCGTGCAAGGATGAATACAGGCTACACCATAAATGATTTTCGGACATTGTTCGAAAAAGCAGAATGCAGCAGTTTTTTGAAAGGACAAAACAATCGAAACTGGTCTGCTACATTCGACTGGCTGATTATGGACGGTAACATGGCAAAGGTGCTAGATGGAAATTATGACGACAAGGGACAGAAAGGAGAAAAGCATGACGCTAGAGGAGAAACTGGAAGAAATGAAAAAAGCCTCACAGAACTCGGAATCGAAGCAGGACTTGGGAAAGAGTTCTCAGGATTCTAAGTGTCCGAAGTGTGACGGTATGGGGTGGATACTGTACAAGAGAGATGGTTTGTTGTTTACAAAAGAGTGCGAGTGTCGGGCGAAAGAAATCGCAGAGAGCCGTCTGAGATTTGCGAACATACCGGAACTGTTCCGGGAGCTTACGCTTAAAACATTTCGGGCAGACATCTACAGAGAGCCGGAGAGCGTAGCGAAGATTAATCTTGCTTGTAATATCGTGAAAAGGTATCTTTCGAATTTTGAGGAGATGGAAGCCGCTGGAATGGGATTGTATCTTGTATCGCACACAAAAGGTTCCGGAAAAACCCGGATGGCGGCAGGAATCGCAAATGAATTGATTGCGAGAGGAAAGCAAGTGAAATTTGCGGTAGCCTCTGCAATCTTGAAGGAGATTAAGGATACATGGCATGAGGGTAGCGCTTACACAGAGAGCAGACTGATTGACCAGTTATGCCTTACAGAGGTTCTGATTGTTGATGATTTTGGAGCTGAGAAAATTTCGGACTGGGTAAATGAGAAGTTTTATCAAATTTTGAATGAGCGTTATGTCCGTAAAAAAGTGACGATTTTTACCAGTAACGAGAAACTCTGTGAGAGCAAATATGACGAGCGGATCATAAGCAGGCTGAAAGAGAATTGTTACGAAGTGGAATTCCCGGAGGAATCTGTAAGAGAGTTACTGGCAGAGCAGAAGAAAGCGGAAATGCTTGGGAGATTAGGATGATACACACAGAATTGATCAAAAACAGATTCGACTCCCTCGAAGACTATGAGAAATTCGCAGCAGAATGGACAGAGGTATGCTGCATGGTGAATCAGAATAGTAGGAATATTACTGACATGGAGAGATTTAGAAAGATTGTAGAAATACGGAAGAGGAGAGGAAATCATGGCAAAACGAGATAAGGAATACGAATCCCGAATGCAAGGTATGCTATATGCGTTAAATGTGGCGAAAGAGCACGGGGTTGACTATTTAGAGAAAGAGATTAAAAAGCGTGGAGTTATTAAAAGCCCACTTGCATATACGGACAAGCAAATTGACGAATTTTGGGAGCAGTTATCCGCTAACCTGTACGCCACAATGACCTGTGTGACAGGAATGGTTCTGCACAGTGCATTCGGATTTGGTAAGCAGAGATTACAGAAATTCCGAGAAGAGTTCCTGGATGCGACAAATAAGACAATCGATTTGGATTGGCTTGGCGAGCATTATGTGACGCTTGAAGACTATGCGGTTGAGCTTAACGAAAAATACAATTTGGGCTTAGATATTGCGAGGATTGCGGTATGTCAGGAATCGCATGACAAAGGAAATGTAAAGTACAAAATGGCGGATATTAGCCATGTTTTGGCGGAATTGAAAGAACATGGATTTGAAGACGCAGCGGAGTTTTTAGAGAGGAAGATGTAGGAGGAACTTATGAGATATACAGAATATCACAGCGGAAAGGCAGTTATTAAGGATAAAACACTTTTGAGCGCTGCTATGGAGAAACTGGCAGGCTATGAAGAACTAGAGGATAGAAAGAGAAAGACAGAACTTTCAAAGCCGGACTTTCCGGTTCTAAGAAACAATGAGAAGAGAAAAGAATTTCTGAAAGGATTTCGCGAATGGTCGGTATGGTTTGAAGTACCAGAGAAGAAAGAAACGTATTATCGCTACAATCTGCCAGATGGCAGCAGTATCGTGATCTGTGAATACGGTATGTGGGTAGAATGGAAAGAACGCTTTACAGATGAGAATCCGGATTCATTACGAACAGAAATGTATCTATTAAAACCAGGATACAGGTATATGAATGATTGCAAATCGAATGAAAGTGCGATTGTGGAGCATTTGAAGAATGTACAGAAAGGGTTGAAATAAATGAGGAAAGATATGCAGAAAGAATTTACAAAAGCAGATTTGAAAGATGGCATGGTAGCGGAGTTAAGAAATAAACAAAGATATTTCAAACTAGGAGAGAGACTGCTGAATTTTGACGGATGGATGCCTTTAAATAATTATGTAGACAACCTATGCGATGTAGACACAGAAGAAGAGTTTGATATTGTAAAAGTATTTAAGGTAAATACAAACAGGGTTACTGATCTGAAAATGGTGTTGCGTGACGAATATCTCGAACCTGTCTGGAAAAGAGATGAAGTTAAGCGCATGACCGCCGAAGAAATGCGACAGAAGTTGGAAGAACTGACGGGTGAGAAGTTTGAGATTGAGCCGAGTAGAGAAATGATAATTGATATGGCTACAAGTTATTGTTGTTCAGATCGTTGTTCAGATTGTCCATTATGTGACATTGGAGATTGTGACTTTGATAATTATTCAGATGAACAGTTAGAACAATGTTATGAAAGAATAATTGAAGATAGACGAAAAAACAGAGAAGAATGTTAGAAGATAAAGGGGATTATGCAATGAACGTACTAGAGAAAATTTTGGAAGAGATAGAACATGAAGCCATGACGAACAAAGAAATCGGTAGAAAGCAATGTGAAGGAATGGCTAGAGCAATGAATATTATCCGTTCACACATGAACCATAGCGGTGATGATACCGAGATGGGTGATTGGATTCCGGTAGAAGAGAGGTTACCGGATGGATTAAACAAGGAATTATATGACATAAATCTTGTGACGCTTGAAGATGGAGAAGTATGTATTGGCGTTTACAGAGATGATAAAAAGGAATGGTGGACGAGAAAAAAAGAAGGAGAAACATTATATACAACAAAACATAATGTAATCGCTTGGCAACCACTTCCGGAACCGTACAAGCCGAACAAAGACAACTCAGCAACAGAACATATTATGAGCAGATTTATGAAAGTGGAGTAGATATGAAGAGAATATTAGATGTTTGCTGTGGCAGTAGGATGTTTTACTTCGACAAAGAAAATCCGGATGTAATATTTGCAGATTGTAGAGAGGTAGAAACAACCCTATGTGATGGCCGTACACTTTTAATTAAGCCGGATGTAAAGATGGATTTTCGAAATATGCCATACATGGATGATACATTTAAGGTTGTAGTGTTTGACCCTCCGCATCTAAAAAATGCCGGAACAGGTTCATGGCTGGCACAGAAATACGGAGTGTTGCCGAAAGATTGGCCAACGTACTTAAAGCAAGGTTTTGATGAATGCATGAGGGTATTGGAACAAAATGGATTACTTGTGTTTAAGTGGAATGAAGAACAGATTAAATTAGCGGATGTGCTAAAGCTGTTTGGAGTAAAACCACTTCTCGGTGACAAGCGAGGAAAGACAAGGTGGATAGTTTTTATTAAATAGCTATAGAGGACGTAAAAATGGACAAAGAACAAAAAGCGATAGAACGAATCAAAATGGCATCGGAAATGAGCTTGCATCATTACGGCAAGCCTTTGGTTTGCACGTATAGCGGAGGAAAAGACAGTGATGTGATACTGGAGCTGTTTAAGAGATCCGGAATCCCGTTTGAGGTACATAACAGCCATACTACGGCAGATGCACCGCAGACAGTAAAGCATATTAAGAAGAAATTTGCACAACTGGAAAAGCAAGGAATTACTTGTACAATCGAAAAGCCAACGTACAAAGGGAAACCAACAAGCATGTGGAAATTGATTCCGCAAAAACTCATGCCCCCAACTAGAATGGTTAGATATTGCTGTTCCGTTTTAAAAGAGACAGGGTGTGCGAATAGATATATAGCAACGGGAGTAAGGTGGGATGAATCAACTCAAAGGGCGACAAGAACAGAATTTGAGAAAATCGGACGTACAAAGAAAGACAAAGAGAAGTTTTCCAACATTATGTTAATGAATGACAACGATGCTAAAAGACGCATGAGTGAGTTGTGTATGCAGCAGAATAAGATGGTTGTCAATCCAATTATCGATTGGACACATTCAGATATTTGGCGGTACATAGAATCAGAACATATAGAAGTATGTGATTTGTACAAATGCGGATATGATCGAGTTGGATGTATTGGTTGCCCAATGGCAGGCAAGAAACGTTACAAGGAATTTGCGGACTTCCCGGAATACAAGAAATTGTATATCCACGCTTTTGACAGAATGTTGGAAGAACGTAAAAGACGCGGAAAAGAATGCAAATGGAAGTCTGGAGAAGAAGTGTTCCTTTGGTGGATGGAAGATGAGAACATTCCAGGACAAATGAACATAGAAGACTTTTTGTAGAGGACAGCGGAGCACGGTCTTAAGTGCTGTTGTCCCGACCTCAATATTTGTTCCTCTACTATATATACATAAGTCGAGGGAAACTAACGCTATTTTTTGAAAAAAATATAAAAAATTGGAAGAAGGTGGGGAAGTTGCGAAGAAAACGTACAAGCGACGAACAGAAGATTGAGCAGAATAGCCATTACGAAGAAATGGAAACTTGCAAGCCTCCTGACGAGGCAAGCACAGCATTTAATCGAAAGGCATATAAGAGCATAGACGTAATGGATTATGTAAGGAAAATACATAAGGGAGGTGGTTCCGGTGGAAATGACAAAGGAACGGTTAGCATCGTACAGAAGCAATAAACAGGAAATTAAGGAATTAGACTGGATGCTGAACAACCGATGGAAAAGTGAAAGCATGGTTGGGAATGATGTTGTATTTGATTATAGCAAAGGTTATCCGATGCCACAGTCGGTAGTCGGGTTTGATCAGAAGAAGTATGAAAGGCTGCAGAATCGGGATTTGCGAAGAAAAACGCATCTTGAAAAGGAAAATGAGGAGATAGAGGATTTTGTAAGCCAAATTCAAAATAGTTTGATAAGAAGAATATTCAATCATTACTTCATAAATGGGGAAAAACCGGTAAAGCAGAGCGATGTGGCAAAAAAAGTACATTTGGATCAAAGCTGTGTGAGCAGAAAAATTGATGAATATTTGAAAAACGCATAGCATACATACGAAACATATTTATAATAACAATAGAGCCAATAGGCGAACAGCAATCGGCTCGGAGAATCATTTGGTTTCTCCTGACAAAATTCTTCTTGTATATCCATAAAGGCGCCCTATAGAAATACGGGGCGTTTTTACTTGCTATAATATCGAAGCTACTGTAGAATTATGTCATAATAGTTTTATAGATGGGCGCGAGGAGGAGTATACGTGGAAAATAAAAAGATATTTAGTGTTTCAATAGTGGGAGGTTTCTTATCGCTACTTGCAATGATAGTGATTGAGTATTTTCCGAGTGGAATTATAAAATGCAATTTAATAGCTGGACACAGAAGTTTTTTTGAATCAATTGCTATTGGAATTTTTACAGGGATGATAGTGACGGTTATTACATCTCGAATAATGTATAAAAAATATTTAAATGATCTAAATACAAAGCTGTTAGGTCATTTGCTATATATGAGATTTTATCTTAGTCATTTGCTTAGTCAAGTTAATTACACAGAGGTAAATAATGAAATGGCATTGGGGCGCGAAGTAGACTTTTCACTAGGGATTTACGATAAATTAATTTTTGAGTGTGATGAATTAAGAAAAGGAGTGGATCTACAGAATATTTTTAGGTCAAATATGGAATTATATGATGAAATTATCAAAAATATATCAGAGCTTCGTCTATATTGTGCAATGATATCAAGGGATTTACGACATCCTATTGATATGCGTCATAAACAACAATTATTAAATGGAAGAAAGAAAAATGTCGAGGTCTTTTCAAAACAACTTAAGGATTTGCTCTTGAAATTTGGTAAAACAAAAAAATTGAAAGGCAAGAAGTTACAAGAATATGAAAGTGTGATAGATAACTTTGTAGTAAAAAATAATTGATAGATTGGCACCCTCCGGGGTGCTTTTCCAATACATAAAACATTCCATTCCTCACATACTATATCCGAGGTGAGAAAATGGATAAGAAGAACCACGAGAAGTTAAACAGAAAGAAAAGCAATGAAGAATTCAACAGCATTACCGAGAAGGTAAAGCCGGAGAATCAGAACCAGCATCACAATGTCAGGAAAGAGGCAGTTGATGTGAAGATGAGACAAATGTAAGGCGTCCATTAGGGCGTCTTTTTCAGTACAAAAATTTAAGTAGAGAAAGGTGGTGAGCCCTATGACAGAAAAACAGAAAATATTTGCAGATGAATACTTGATTGATTTGAATGCCACACGGGCTTACCGTGCGGCGTATCCGAATTGCAAAAAAGATAGTTCGGCAGATGCAGCAGCGAGAAAATTACTCGGAAATACTCGGATTCAAACCTATATCACAGAACGAATGGAAGAACGGCAGAAACGAACGGAGATCACCCAGGACATGGTGCTTCAGGAACTGGCCGCCATTGCTTTTGCTAGAGCGACAGACTATGTATCTGTGAGAGATGGAATGGTGCAAGTAAAAGATACTGATCAGTTATCGGATTTACAAATAGCAGCTATTGCCGGAATTAAAGAAACACAGAACGGGATAGAAGTTAAGCTAGGGAGTAAAGAGAAAACGCTCGAGCTTCTCGGCAGGCACTTAGGTATGTGGAATGACAAGGTAAATGTCGTAGGGCAGATAGAAACTAAAAATCCATTTTCAGATTTAACGACAGAAGAGTTAAAGAAGTTGGTTGGCGATGGATAGAAAGCAGCAGATCATACAAGGTGCCAAGATAGAGCTTGCAAGGCGCGAGTTCTTTTTTTATTGTCAATTAAAAGCACCGGATTTTTATAAAAGCGATAGAACGTTTTTAGTAAATCTCTGTAATGAATTGCAAGAATTTGTGGAGTCTGACGAAGAAGTGTGTGTTGTGAATATTCCTCCAAGACATGGAAAAAGCCGAACTGCAGGAAATCTTGTGGAATGGTGTCTAGGGAACGACCCAACATACAAGATTATGACTGGTTCCTACAACGAAACACTGTCTACTATGTTTTCGAAAAATGTGAGAAATAGCATACAAGAGAAAAAAGCTGATGAAAGTAAACCGGTGTTTTCGGACGTATTCCCGGGAGTTGAAATAAAGTATGGAGACGGTGCCATGAATCTGTGGAGCCTCGAAGGTGGTTATAACAACTATCTTGCGACATCGCCTACCGGAACGGCTACAGGATTTGGATGTAATTTGATGATTATAGATGATCTTATCAAGTCAGCGCTGGAAGCAAATAATGCAACGGTATTGGAAAACCATTGGTCGTGGTTTACAGATACGATGTTGTCACGTTTGGAAGAGGACGGGAAAATTATCATAATCATGACGAGATGGCACAGCGAAGACTTGGCAGGGAAGGTGTTGGAATGGTGTCAAAGTAGCAACAAAAAATACCGGCACATAAAGGACAAGGCCCTACTGGATCCTGTTAAACATAAAATGCTCTGCCCGGAGATCCTCAGCTACGAGTCTTACAAAGATAAAACGAGCGCGATGGGAGAAGATATTGCCAGCGCTAACTATAATCAGGAGCCAATTGATCTAAAAGGGCGACTATACACAAAATTTAAGACTTACGAAGATATACCGCGGGATTTCAACGGGAATCAACTTTTTACGGAGATTAAAAATTACACTGATACAGCCGATGAAGGAAGCGACTACTTATGCAGCATTACTTATGGGGTGTACAACATGGAAGCTTATGTGCTCGATATAATCTATACTCAGGAGGCTATGGAGCGCACAGAAGGAAAAGTAGCAAAAATGCTATTTGATTATAGAGTAAACATTGCCGATATCGAATCTAATAACGGAGGAAAAGGATTTGCAAGAGCGGTAGAAAGCATATTGCAGCAGCAATTCCAAACGAATAAAACGTCAGTTAATTGGTTCCATCAGTCGCAGAACAAGAAAGCAAGGATTTTGTCTAACTGCACTTGGGTGATGGAGCATATTTATTTTCCGAAGAACTGGAGAGATAGATGGCCGGAGTACTACAAAGATATGAACAAGTATCAAAGAGAAGGTAAAAACGCACATGATGATGCACAAGATGCGACTACTGGAATTGCTGAGAAGATAAGTAAAGGCAAAGTAAAACTAAAGACCTTTAGAGGAGGAATATAGAATGAATGGAAAAAGACCATATAAATTGCCGGAACCGCTTTTATGTTCCGCTGATAAAGAAATCAATATGACATTGGTGAATGAATACATTCGCAAGCATGAGGAAAGGATGCCGAGATATAACTACCTTGAAAATCTATACAAAGGATTTCACGATGTATTCCATCTTCCGGAAAAGGAATCCTGGAAGCCAGATAACCGACTGGCTGTAAATTTCCCACGGTATATCACAGAGACCTTTTTGGGATATGCTTATGGAATCCCGATGAAAAAATCACATCCGGATACAAAAATTAAAGATGCGATTATTGAGTTTGACAGAGATAATGATATCTCAGATCAGGAATACGAGCTTGCGAAGAAATGTTGCATCTATGGACATGCATTTGAGTATTTTTACCAGGATGAAGAGGCGAAGACAAAGACCGTGATCTGCAATCCAAAAGAACTGTTTGTCGCCTATGATGATACCGTAAAGAACCGTGCACTATTTGCTATCAGATATGGATATAGAGATGATAAAGTCACAAGGCACGGAGAAATACTGACAAGAGAGAAAATCATCCCATTCGAGGGGGAAATCATGCAGGAGAGCATACCGAATCCCTATGGTCGTATTAATTGTGTAGAATACATGCTGAACGATGAAAGGATCGGGCTTTATGAAGAAGTTGCCGGTATGGTAGAAACATATAATAGGGTGATCGGAGAAAAGGCAAATGACGTAGACTCTTTTGCAGAAGCATATCTTGCAGTGCTTGGCGCCGAGCTGGATGAGGATGGTGTTTATAAGATCCGGGACAATCGAATTATAAATCTTTATGGTACGGAAAATGCAAAAGATATTATCGTGCAGTTTCTTGGCAAACCAACTGCAGACGGAACGCAGGAAAATCTTTTGAATCGGCTTGAGGATTTGATTTATCAGACGAGTATGGTAGCAAACATCTCCGATGAATCTTTCGGAAATGCTTCCGGAACCTCTCTTGCGTATAAATTGCAGTCTATGAGCAATCTTGCCCTAACATTCGACCGTAAAATTGAAAAGTCCATGAGAAAGAGATATAAATTGTTTTGTTCTCTTGCAACGAATGTGCCAGATCGGGACGCATGGAAAGATATTGATTTTACAATGAGCAGAAATATTCCGAAAAATCTCCTCGAAGAAGCACAGACAGCACAGGCACTGGAAGATGTTGTGTCAAAGGAGACCCAGCTTTCTGTTCTGTCTATTGTAAGAGACGTTTCCGAGGAAATAGACCGAATGGAGAAGGATGAAGAAAAGAGACAGAAAACAATTGTAGAAAAACGGATGTTCGGAGGTGCGGCAGATGAGCAGCAGGACGTACTGGAAGAATAGGGAAGAAGAGCAGCGAAAGAAGAATATTAGTGATGAAGCCGAATATGTAAAAGAGATTGGGAAGATCTATGTGAACATGATGGATGAGATCCAAAAAGAGATAAATGGATTCTATACAAAATACGCAAAAGCAGAGGGGATCTCGATTACAGAAGCGAAAAAGCGGGTATCCAAAATGGACATTGATGCGTACAGCCGGAAAGCAGCACAGTATGTAAAGGATAAGAATTTTTCGAAGGAAGCTAATGAGGAAATGCGACTCTACAATGTAACAATGAAGATTAATCGCTTGGAGATGTTAAAAGCCAATATTGGAATGCATCTTATTGGTGGGTTCGATGAACTTCAGAAATATTTTGGGCAGATCCTGACGGAAAAAACACTGGAAGAATTTGAAAGGCAGGCAGGAATCCTCGGAAAATTCATTCAGAACAATGCGAAGATGGCACATGCAATTGTAAATGCTTCTTTCCACAATGCAAAGTATTCGGATCGTATTTGGATGTATCAAGATATGCTGAAAGCGGAGTTGTCTAAGTTGCTGCAGGCGGGGCTGATACAAGGCAAGAATCCAAGAGTACTGGCAAGGCATCTTACTAAACTATTTGGAGTAAGCCGGGAAAATGCAGAGAGATTGATGGCAACAGAATTGTCTAGGGTGCAGGCAGAGGCGCAGAAGCAGTCCTACATCCGCAATGGATTTGATGAGTATGAGTTTATCGCAGAGCCTACTGCTTGCCCGGTTTGCAAGGCTTTGGACGGAAAGCATTTCAAGGTATTGAAAATGATGCCGGGTGAAAATGCACATCCAATGCATCCACGTTGCCGGTGCAGTACAGCAGCATATATGGATGATAAAGAGTATAGTGAGTGGTTGGATGGGTATTCTCAACATGGAATGAATTTTGAAGAATGGAAGAAGTTGAAAAAACATAAGAAAAGAAGTATACTAGAAATAGATGACAAGGAAGATTTATATACAAATCTTAATAGTATGTCAGATGATTTGTCAGAGAAATCCTTACAAGTAAGCCATTATTTAGACACACTTAATCTACCAAAAAGTAAATGGAGTGGCATCACAAAGATTGTAACCAGTGATGAGTTGCCACATTCCCTTGGAAGGACAAAATCAAATGGAGACATACTTCTTAGAAAAGATGCGAGCACTAAAACGATAGTACATGAGCATTTGCATACTCGTTCGGTTTTACATAACAAAGGTGCGTATCGAAGGAATAAATGGTTTGAAGAAAATGCTTGTGAAATGCTTGCTGAGGAATTGTGCAATAAAAATGGTATAAGATACAAACGGACATATAAAAATGTGACAGAGCCACTTAGGGATATAGCAAGTGTTACGAGTCAGTATATATCAGATTATGATTTTGCATTAGATTATTTTAACGCTGGAATCGAGAACAGAGAGCAGTGGTTGATAGAATTGGCAAATAGAGAAACTGATAACTCCATAAGAAGGCGCATTTTGGATTTGATAGGAGAGATTAAAAATGCTTAGAAACCTAAATGAGTTGAAAGAAATTATATTTGGCGAAGATATGACGGATAAGGAATGGTTAGAGTTAAGCAAAGAAGTGGATGATGCTTGGGAAAATGCAACAGATAATGAAAAACAGGAATTTGAGGACAGTGGAGCCGGAGATATGCTGGGGCAGATATTAGAATTTATGGATTGACCATCAGTCAAAAATGATTGGTGGTTTTCTTATGCAAATTTTTAGGAAAGGAGTGATGCAAATTGATTGAGGTACATATCACGCAGGACGGTTTGATGGTAAAAGGTCATGCAGGCTATGCAGAACCTGGAAAAGATATTGTTTGTGCAGCTGTTACAGCACTCACACAGACGTTGATCCAGTCTATTGAAGACTTAACGGATGATGAAATAGAATACAGCATATCTCCCGGAAGGGTTGATATAAATCATAGGAATCTATCAGAGAAATCAAAAACTCTGGTGGATTCCTTTTTCGTTGGCATCCGCTTGATTGCCGATGAGTTTCCGAATTATGTAGCAATTATGTAATTCACGCCCAAGTCTTGAAGGCGTAAAAAGCTAGGGGAAAGGACCATGAAGAATGTCATTAAACTTTTAGGAGGTAAAGAAAATGAAGAGCAGGATGTTTAGAATGCTGCAGTTATTTGCAGAAGAAACCGTAGATCACACAGCAGAACCTGATGCGGTGAAAGATAGTGTTAATCCGGAAAACACATCTGATGATAGCGTGGAAGAAAAGAAGTATACAGACAAGGATGTGGATGCAATTGTAAACAAAAGATTCGCAAAATGGAAAACTGAGCAGGAACAGGCGGTAAAGAGTGCTAAGGAAGAGGCAGAAAAGCTGGCAAAAATGAATGCTGAGCAGAAACAGAATTACGAGATCGAGAAGTTGCAAAAAGAGAATGAAAAACTGAAGCAGGAGGCTGCAAAGGTTGAGCTTAGCAGAAGCGCCACAGGCATTCTTGCAGAAAAAGGAATTGAAGCAACGCAGGATGTTCTTGATTTTGTTGTAGGGAATGATGCTGATGATACGAATGCAAGAATTGATAAGCTTGTAAAAATCGTAGAATCCCAGATTAAGAAAGCCGAGATTGCTAGAGCAACCGGAACCACACCAAAAACCATGACGAACTCAGGAAGCCAGTTGTCTGAATTTGAAAAGAGACTTGCAAAGTATAAGTAAAGGAGAATGTGAAGATGAAGAACAAAGAATTTATGATGTTACAGTTATTTGCGGCAGGAGATAACAATAACTTACCAGTGAAAAGTTACCAACTGGAATTTAAAAATCTCTTGCAGGCAGTATTTGGAAAGATGTCCTATTTTTCCGATTTTTTCGGTGGGGGAATTGAGGCATTAGATGGTGTCAGGGAGAACGAGACAGCCTTTTATGTGAAGACATCTGATATCCCGGTTGTAGTTGGTACTGGTTATGATAAGACAGCTACAAAGGGATTTAAGACTGGGACGGGGAATTCCAGCCGCTTTGGAGAAAGAACAGAGATTATTTACACGAATACACCAGTTAATTACTCATGGGGATGGAACTTCCATGAGGGTATTGACAGACATACAGTTAACAATGATTTTGATTCCGCGGTTGCAGATCGTTTGGAATTACAAGCGAGGGCTAAGACGAAGCAGTTTAATAAGCAGCATGGAAAATTTATTTCTACATCCGCTGGCAAAACAATGACAATGGAGGATTACACAGCGGATAATGTGTTGAAGCTGTTCAATGAGCTTTCGAAATATTTCAATAACATTGAGGCGGTAGGAACAAAGAAAGTTAAGGTTTGTTCCGATTTATACAATGCTATTGTAGATCATCCGCTTAATACAACTGCGAAGAATTCAAATGTAAATATCGAAGGAAACGAAGTTGTGAAATTCAAAGGTTTCCTTGTAGAAGAGATTCCAGATGAGCTCTTCCAGTCAAAAGAGTGCGCTTATGCTTATATTGCAGGAGTTGGTAAGGCGTTTACTGGAATCAACACGGCAAGAACAATCGAATCAGAAGATTTTGACGGTGTAGCTTTACAGGGCGCCGGTAGAGCCGGAGAGTTTATCTTAAACGATAACAAAAAAGCAGTAGTAAAGGTGACAGTGGGGGAATAACACCCACTGACGATACAGCCTTGATTGGCAGTGGGAAAGTAGGAAAGGCAAAAGTAGGTAAAGCAAAATAAGAGACGGAGGTAATGAATATGGCATATTCTAAAAAAGATTGGGCAGATGGTGAAGTAATTTCAGAGGCAGCAATGGACAACATCGAAAACGGTGTAGCCGCGAATGATACAAAAAACACACAGCAGGATTCTAAAATTTCCGAATTAGAAGGCAAACTTGCAAAAGCAGTTGCGGGTTCTAAAGATGGTTTAATGTCTAAAGAGGACAAAACGAAACTGGACGGAATTGCAGAACAGGCGAATAAATACGTTCTTCCAGCGGCGAATAAAACAACGATTGGCGGTGTGAAACAGATGGCTTTAATTGCAGATTTGTCTACAGAAACAGCATCTGACCTGAAAAGCAAAATCAATGCAATTCTTGCGGAGATGAAAAAACAGGGTATCATGGCAAATTCGTAAGGAGTTGAAATTCAATGCTGAATGATTTAAAAAAACTTCTTGGAATCGAGGATGATTCTCTTGATCAGAAACTGGAGTTGATACTCAGATCTGTGCAGGGGCGCCTAAAGCTCCTGCTCGGAGGAATTGAAGTACCGGAGGAAATGAATCATATCGTTGTGGAAGTGGCGGTGATCCGGTTCAACCGGCTAGGTTCCGAGGGGATGTCTTCCCACAATGTCGAGGGCGAGAACATGTCCTATAATGACAACGATTTTGATGGATTTATGAATGAGATACAAGCTTTTTTAGATTCGCAGAAGGAATCAAAACGAGGAAGGGTGAGATTTATTTGAGATGTGATACAGAGGTATTCTTCCAGTCGATCACGCCCGGAGAATATGATGAGTCTACCGGAGATTATGAAGAAGATAAGATCACGGAAGAAAAAAAGCATGCCAGTGTTACAGATACTGGCACGGATACGATGAATCTTGTGTACGGTGCTATAAAGCAGGGAAGTAAGACAGTGCGCTTGCAGATGCACTATAAAAAGCCGTTCGACCTTATCCGGATAGGCAATGTCCTATACAGAGTGGATTTTGAACGGAAACTTCGAACAAAGCATGTGTTTGTAGTGTCGGAGGTGCAGTGATGGCAGGCATTAAATTTGAAGGAATCGCAAAGCTGGATAAAGGTTTGAAAAAAAGAATGGATCTGAATGCAGTCAAGACAGTTGTCCGAAAAAACGGAGCTGATATGCAAGTAAAATCACAGAGAAATGCGCCGGTTGATACCGGGACTTTGAAGCGGAGCATAGGTCTTGATATGTCAGACAATGGAATGACTGCCACAGTAGAGCCGACAGCTGAGTATGCTCCATACGTGGAACTCGGAACCCGGTTCATGGAAGCACAGCCGTATTTAAAACCCGCATTTGAGGAGCAGAAGAAACAGTTTGAAAAAGATTTACAAAAGCTTGTGAGGTGAGGCATGGATCCACAACAAGAATTATTTACAGAATTACTTACAGAGATCAAAGCATTAGGATATGACGTATATGACGTATTCTTACCGCCGGATGGTACGTCGTATCCTTTTGTTTATCTCGCAGATAGCCAACAGACAGACGATGCCAATAAAACGGCTGTGTTTGGCAATGTGTATCAGACAATTCATGTCTGGCACAACAATCCAAGACAGAGGGGAACGGTGTCAAAAATGTTGCTGGCGACTAAAAATGTGTGCAGAAGACTGGATCATACCGAAAATTTTGCATGGAATGTCCGGAATGTAAACCAGAGGATACTTCCGGATACAACAACAAAGCAGCCTCTTTTACACGGGTTGCTGGAAATAGAATTTAGTTTTAGTTAGAGAGGAGAAAAAGCATGTTTAAGACAGGTTTACAGTTATTTGCCGAAGCCGTATCCGGAAAGAAAATCGTATATTTATACAGGTTGGCGAAGAATGCTTCGAAAGAGGCGGGAAAAAATTTGGCGTTCACAACGGAAAATGGGAGAACGAAAAGTAAGGATGCGGATTCTACTGCGACAAAGGATGGTTCTATCAGGACACCAGGGACAACGGAAGTAGAGATTACGGCTACAAGTATTTTATCAAAGGGAGACAAGACAGTTCAGGAACTTGAGGATGCAATGGATTCTGATGAATTGATTGAAATCTGGGAAGCGAATCTCGCTGATCCGGCAGAGGAAGGACAGAATAAATTTAAAGGAATGTATTTTCAAGGGTATCTTACAGAGTTTGAAATCACTTCGGCAGCAGAAGATAATGTGGAAGTGTCTCTCACATTTGGAATCAACGGTTCTGGAAAGCGTGGGGATGTCACTGTGACAACCCAGCAACAGGAAATCGCAAATTATGTGTTCAAGGATTCTGTGAAAGAGGGGGAATAATACCCTCTGAGGATGTAGCCTTAATCGGCAGAGGGAAAATTGGAAAGGCAAAAGTAGGAAAGGAATAAATATATACATAGAGGGCGGGAAACTGCTCTCTTTTGTTTTGCTGAAAAGCAAGGAGGAGTTAAAGATGATGGAATTAACAATTAACGGACAGGTGTATCAGTTCAAGTTTGGGATGGGTTTTTTAAGAGAACTGAATAAACAGATGGTCATTCCAGTGGACGGAATACCAGGGGCAAAGAAAGACATCGGATTCCGATATACATTAGGGTCTTTTTTGGATAATGACCCAGAAGCACTTGTAACTATTCTTAATACTGCAAATAGAGGACAGGATCCTCGTGCGACAAGGGAAATACTTGATGATTACGTAGACGATGAAGACACAGATATTGACCAGCTTTTCGAGGGTGTTTTGGGTTTCTTAAAGAGTTCGAATGCTACCAAGAAAAACACAGTGGAATTATTGGAAGCTGTGGAGAAGGAGAAGAAACAGGCAGAGATGGAAGCGAAAAAACAGGAGATGATGGCATAAGTTTTGAGGAATTCTATCAAGAGGTTGCCTTGAATTGTTTCCGGTATCTCGGGTTTCGTAGTTTTGCTGAGGTCGATAATCTAACGATTCCGGAATACAACCTTCTGATGGAGGCTGTGCGGTTGAAAGAGGTAGATAAAGACTACCGAAACCACCTGCAGGCGTTTCTGAACTTTGCTGTGAGAGCGGAGAAGAAGATTGGAAAAGGGAAAACGAGACCGGTATATCAGCGGTTTCGGAAATTCTACGATTATGAAAAAGAGGTTGACAAAGTAAAAAACAGAAAAAAGAAGCAGGAGAGATTATCGGTTATCGGCAAAATGATGAGAAAGGGGGAGTGATGGCATGGCAGAAAGTTATTCAGTAAAGGCAATATTATCTGCGCAGGATAAAGGATTTAAGTCTGCTTTTGGTGCAGCAATGAAATCGGCTAATAATCTGAAAAACACGATTACAAGCGGACTAGGATTTGGAGTAATGATGGCAGCAGGTCAGAAAGCATTTTCTGTAGTGGCAGGAAGTATGTCAAGCCTGACAAAAGAGACAATCCATACATCGGATTCTATGCAGAAATTGCAGCAGGCGATGCGGTTTTCCGGGGAGAGCGAAGCAGAGATTCAGAGGATTGCGGGTGCAACGGGGACACTGAAAACATATGCGGATAAGACGGTATTTTCGTTAGAAGATGTAATGTCTACATTTGGTGCTTTGTCTGCGAACGGAATTAAAGATGCAGATAAGATGACCGAGGCAGTAGGAAATGCGGTGGCTGTCTTTGGCGGTGGAGCTCAGGAGTTTAGTAGTGTTGGATTGGCGTTTTCGCAGGCTATGGCATCAGGTGCACTCCACGCTCAGGATTGGAACCAGATATTGAATGCGAGTCCACAGCTTGCTGGAGGATTGAGAAAAGAATTAGCAAAGCTGAATCCGGTGCTTGAGAAAGATTTCAAAGGTGCAATGGAGGAAGGTGCTATCACAGCCGATCTTCTTGGTCAAGCAATGAATAATATCGGGATGACTGATATGGCGAAAGAAGCAGCAACATCAGTTACGACGTTCGAGGGTGCAATGGGAAACCTGGAGGCAACGGTCACAAGTGGTATGATGAATTTGTATGACAGCTTTGCAAAGTCAGGTGTAGTGGACGCAATTAACAGCTTTAACGAAAAAGTGGGAAAAGGCTTTGAGTGGCTTGCTGCTACAATCCCGAAGGCAATCGACAAGATTTCCCCGTATTGGGAAGTATTTAAGAAAAATGTAGCAGAGGTTAAGAATGCATTTGGCAGTGCATTTCGAGCAGTTACAAGCGAACTGCAAAAACTCACAGGAGCGTTCGGCTCAACGGAGAGTATAAACAGTTTTTCTGACGTGATGGAGTCGGCATCAGGTGCATTGAAATCTTTTGCTTGCTTCATGGAGGAACATGCGGATGTTATTGCAAAGGTACTGAGGGAGCTTCCCAAATTGCTTGTAGCATATAAGGGTTTTAAGATTGTAAAATCAGTAGCTCCGTTTGTTGGTGCATTTACGAGTGCGATTGCAGGACTTGCTGGGAAAGGAATTTCAAAATTAGGCTCAAAATTATTCGGAATTTCAAAAGGACAGGAAGCTGTAGGGAAAAGCAGTGCCGGGAGTTCTAAAAAGATATTGGCATCAGCAAAAGCATTTATGATGTTAGGCGCAGGAGTTGCTTTAATCAGCGGCGGATTCTTTCTACTTGCAAAAGGGGCAAAGGCAGTAGCAGATTCGGGACCATTGGCTGTAGGCGTTTTGGCAGGAATGGCAGGTACTGTGTTGGCTTTGAGTTTTGGTTTTATGAGTTTCTTGAAGAATATTAAGACATCGCCCCAAAAGATGAATGCTGCCTCCAAATCATTTGTAAAAATGGCGGGGGCGGTAGCTCTTGTATTAGTTGCACTGGCAGGGGTGGCATTAGCTCTTGTTCCACTTGGAAAATTAGGAGAGACTGCCGTTCCAGCACTTGCAGCGTTTGGAATAGTAATCGGAGGATTAACAGTGATATTTGGAGTGTTTGGGAAAAAGCTACAGGAGAGTGCCGTAGGAATTGGAGTGTTTGCATTATCTGTATCGGCAATGGCTTTAGCAATGGCTCCTATCGCTAAAACAGGGACAGATGGTGCAATCGCAATGGCTGCGTTTGGTGTGGTGGTTGCAGCTTTAGTGGCTGTGTTTGCTATTTTTGGAACTGCTTTAACAGCTGCAATACCGGCAATGCTTTCGTTTGGGGCTACCGTACTTATGGTTGGTGCCGGGATGAACCTGGCATCTTCTCTCATTAGCGCCTTGATTCCGTTTGTAAGGCAGTTAGGCGATACGGTTTCACAGGTCGCCACATCAATTGCGTTTTCAATCTCGATGATATTATCGGCATTTGGAGATTTGGTTTCCACTGTAGCAGATGCAGTAGGGACAATTGTGGCAACAGTCGGGAATACGCTTGTGAATGTGGTAAAAACAGCAGGGGATGTCATAAGTGATGTGGTGGAATCAATCAGTGACGGATTCCGCACGATTACGGATGGTATATCAGGTGTGATTGATGCAATAGGAGGTGCTTTTAGCAGTGTATTGGAATCAGTGGCAGATGTCATAAATTCCATTGGAAATTCGGCGAAAAATGCTGGAAAAGGATTTAAAAGTGTTGCAGAGGGAATTCAGATCATCTCGGAACTATCCATTATTGATATTGCGAAGTCTCTCGGAGCAGTTGCAATAGGTTTGGGAGAAATTTCGTCAAAAGGAAAGGGACTGAAAGAAGCGGCAGCCGGTGTTGAGGTTATGGTTGTCTCTATCACATCGGCATCTACACAGCTAGCCTTATTCAATGTGTCTTTACAGAAGATGGGTTCGTTGTCTGTATCAGTCGCTTCCGGTATTACGGCAATCAAAAAAGCATTTGCCGGGTTTTCAGTTCCACCAGTTGATACAAGTAGGATTACAGCGTCATTTCGTTCCATTGTTTCGAGTGCCAATATGGTAGCGGTTCAGGTGTCAGCAACAGGTAAAAACACTGCAAACAATTATGCAAGTACGATGGCTTTTGGTTTCAGGAAGGCTGCTACGGAAACGATGAGCGGGGTAAGCAAGATAAAAGATGCTGCAGGTAAACTGGCTACCTTGTTGCCGAAAACAGCTGTACAGGCTATGAATGGATTTAATAATGCATTTTCTTCTGGAAAGACGAAAGCGATATCTATTGCGAAAGCAATGGCAACTTCCGTTGTATCTGCTATGAAGTCGGCACAGGGAGGAGCGTATAACAGTGGATATTATATTGGTGTAGGTCTTGCGAACGGCATGGAGGCTTCTTTGGGGCGTGTACGGAGTATTGCAGCACAGCTGGCCGAGGCGGCAGAAAAGGCAATCCGTGCAAAAGCGAAAATTCATAGTCCTTCAAGAGTTTCGGAGGAGCTTGGGGAATACTATGGCGATGGCTGGATTGGCGGAATTCAGCGGAGAATGAAGGAAGCATATCATGTTGTGAAGGAATTGGTGTCAATTCCAGCAGTGGATGAGCCAAGGCTCGCTGTTGCTGGATATGGAACTGTTAAAGACTTGGATGAGGGGTACAGTTATAACAGGAATGCGACATATACAATTGTTGTTCCAGTTGAGGTGGATGGTCGGGAAATCGCAAAAGTGACAGCACCATACACACAGGAAGAACTGAATAAATTGGAAAAGAGAAATAACAGAAAAAGGGGATTTAGATAAGGAGGGCAAATGTACAATTTTATAGACACGACAGAAAGTCAGAGTGGCGGTACACTGCCCTCTGAGGCCCTGAATTTTGATGGGGAATATATAGAGAATCTGATTCCTGGCTACCGGACATTGTATGTATCTGGCAGGGAAGTGATTGATACAGAACTTTTGACGGATGAAGTAGGTGTGAGGGACGGAACAAGGTACCGGAGAAAAAGATACCCGGAAAGGATTATCACAGTAGGCTATCAGTTGATTGCAAAAGATGTATTATCGTTCCGAGCAGCTTACAATAAGTTGAATGCAATCTTAGATACAGATGAAGCAAAACTGATATTTGCGGATGAACCCGACAAGTATTTTATAGGGACCAAGGAAGGGACTGATGATGTTCCTACTGGAGTCAATGCAGTAAAAAGTGAACTGACATTTCATTGTGCTGATCCATTTAAGTATTCTGTGAAAGAAAAAGAAGTCATTCCGACAATGGATGAAGATACGACCTTTGTGGTTGATTACAGAGGAACACATAAATGTTTTCCAGTGCTGGAAGCGGAAGCAAATGGCGATATTGGATTTGTTGGATTTATAAAGCAGAATGGGAAAGTTATACAGATCGGGAATGCAGATGAGCTTGACGGAGAAAATTATGAGATGTCACAGACTTTGGTGGACGAAGAATTTGTATCCATTTCACCAGAATGGAAATTAAATTCCGCAAAAATTATAGAATTTACGAATAGTTCAGGTGGAACAGTGAGCACGATACAGACAGGAACGGTAACAGTTGGAAAAGATAGGAGTGGAAAAACTATTTTAGGTCCATCTAGTTACGGGAATATTGTTGCGTATGGTGGTCCAAGCGTAACCCGGCAGATACCCGCTGATCAAAGTGGTCATGTCGGTGCAAAGAATTGGACGTTTTCGTGGCATCATAACTTCACGCTTACCCATGCAAAGCAGTTGGGAGCGGTGGAATTCCTTGTGACCGGTCTTAAAAATGGGAAAAAGGTCACAATTGCATCTGTGACATACTCACGAAATGCGATGAATACGAAAGCGTGGGGATGGTTTTATGTAAATAATAAATGTGTAAAATCGTATATCACAATCGATGATGTGACTGCGGAAAACAAAGTGACTGGATACAGCGGAGGGCGTTCCGGCATCCGGAAATTTGGTGCGAAAGTTGCGTTTGATTTTGCGGGTCAGGTATTTGAGTTTACAGACCCGGAAATTGTGGATGTAGAAGCAACTGAAATAAGTGTTTTTTTCTTGGCAACAAAGGGGTATGACAGTATGAACTTAAATGGTGTTTATTCTGTAAAATTTGTTTCTCATTCCGTAGAGTCTTGGCGAAATGTACCGAATAAATTCGGGGAAGGCGATGTAATATTAGCGAACTGTAAAGCAGGAACTATTTTAGTAAACGGTGTGGAGATGCAGGGGCTTGGGGCTCTTGGAAATGATTGGGAACAGTTTTTTCTTCATCCAGGTACAAATCAGATCAACTGTGTATATTCCAATTGGGCAGAAAAACCGCATTTCAAGTTGAAATATAGAGAGGTATGGCTATGATCTTTTATTTCGCAGACAGACATATGAATATATTAGGACAAGCAAGTACAAATCTTCCTGATGGAATCCTAGTTCGGGATGACAAGAAGGTAGAAGAGATTGATACCGGTGTGGCGACGTTGGAATGCTATATTTCTGCTACTGGAAAAGACAAAAAAGGGGCGGAAATATATACAACAGTAGGAAACTATATATTAAAGAAAGATCGAGATGAGACAAGAGCATATACCATTATCGAGCGTGAAAAGGATACAAAAAACGAAGAAATTTGTATTTACGCAGAGGATGCAGGGCTGGATCTTCTGAATGAGGTTGTTGGAGAGTATGAAGCAGATCGGGATTATTCAGTCGTGTATTATACTGAAAAATTTGTTGGAAACAGTGGATTTGAAATCGGTCTGAATGAGATTAGTGATCGCTCCAGGAAACTGAAATGGGAAGGTGAAGCGACTGCGACAGAAAGACTTGCAAGTGTAGCAACGCAGTTTGATGCGGAAATCTCATATAGTTTTGAAATAACTGGACTTCAAATTTCGAAAAAATATATCAACTTTTATAAAAAACGTGGAAAGGATATTGGTACAGAATTACGCTTGAATCGAGATATAGACAGGATTCGTACGAAAGAGTCTATTGCGAATATTGCGACAGCCCTTGAAGTGACTGGGGGAATACCGGAAGATTCCGAAGAGCCTATTACGTTACAAGGATATCAATATGATGATGGTGATATTTATATTGACGGAACAAAGGTGAAATCACGAGAAGCATTGAAGCTTTGGGGACGTTATATGATGAAAGATAGCGATATTGTAGGGCATATCACAAAAACGTATAGTTATGATACGATGAGTCAATCGGAGCTTTGTACTAGATCTGTAAATGAATTGAAAAAAGCTTGCAAAATGGAAGTGAATTATGAGATTGATATCAGCAGACTGCCAGAATGTGCACGGGTAGGAGATTATATTAACATCGTAGATGATGAAGGTGGATTGTATTTAAAGGCAAGAATTTTGAAACTGGAAAGTTCTGAGACAAACGATGAACATGTGGCAACTTTGGGAGAATATCTGATAAAGGATAACGGGATATCACAACTTCTTGAGGATTTGGCAGAGCAGTTTAAACAGTTGGCGGCAAATAGAACATTTTATACTTGGATTGCTTATGCGGACGATAATAAGGGAAATGGAATTTCTTTGAACCCGGATGGCAAGAAATATATTGGAACAGCAGCAAACAGAACAACGAAAACACCGGATTTGAGTGACGCAACAATATATTCATGGATGCTGGCAAAAGGAGATGATGCTGTTACGCTCCACATTGATTCGAGCAATGGAAGCATCTTTAAAAATAGCGGGGTGGCAACAACTCTGACAGTAACAATTCTTGTTGCAGATGAGAGAATTGATACATCTAAAAAAATGAAAGATTATTTCGGACAAGCAGCTTATTTAGAGTGGGAATGTAAGCGATTAGGAGAGACGGAATTTAAACCGATTTCACATACTGACAAGAGATTATCAGATGAAGGTTTTATTTTCACGTTGACGCCCGAAGACGTGGATGTCAAATCAACATTTAATTGTAGTTTGAATTATTAGGAGGATTTAAAATGGCAAAAAAAGCAAGTAATCAGGTAGACTTACTCGATCTTACAGATGGGTATTCAATCATAATGACAAATGACTCATATACATTTTTGGGAACAGAAACAAGTGTAAATGGGACACAGACAACTTCGACACAGATTATGGCTCTTTGTGGTGCAGAACAAGTGGCTTGTAAAATAGGTGCGATAGAGTGTCCAGAAGGGTTAAGTGCAGTTTCTGATGGAAAGACACCAACTCCAACGGTTACGATTACAGCAACATCAGCACTAAAAAAGACAGGATCTATTACAATACCGGTTATTATCGGGGAGATTACGGTTAATAAGGTGTTTAGTTTTTCTATTGCATTTAAGGGGCAAAACGGTCAGGATGGCACAAGTGTTACAGTAAAAAGTACATCGGTCACTTATCAGATTTCAGCTTCGGGGACGACGACGCCAACAGGAGAGTGGCTGACTTCTGTACCTAATGTGCCGGCGGGACAATACTTATGGACTAAAACAGTTGTAACTTATAGTGATGGAAAATCTACGACAGCATATAGCGTATCGCGTAGCGGAACGAATGGTTCAAATGGATCAAGTATTACTGTTACGAGTCAGGAAGTAACTTATCAAAAAGGAAACTCAGGAACAACACCGCCTACTGGAGAGTGGTCATCTACCATTCCAGCAACGAATCCGGGAGAATTTCTGTGGACTAAAACGGTTGTAACTTATAGTGATGGAAAATCTACAATTTCCTATAGTGTTTCGCGGAACGGAACGAATGGCACGGATGGACAGGATGCGCTTAATCTTGTTATAGAGTCCTCAGCTGGAACAATTTTTAAAAATACAGCAATTGCAACTACATTGACAGCACATGTCTATAAAGGAGGTACTGAGGTGATTGGCGGTGCACTTTCGGCACTTGGAACAATTAAATGGTATAAAGATGGTGGATCTGTGCCAATTGCTACAGGCTCTACATTTACAGTGTCAGCGGGAGATGTATCAAATAAAGCCACTTATACAGCGATACTGGAGGGATAGGTATGGCTATAAAGTCAATAGCTGAAATTACTTTAATCCGTGTGAATGATGGCTCTGACGGAAAAGGGATTAAGAGCATAATGGAATATTATATGGTATCTACCGTTAATTCTGGAATCACAACTGGAAACAGTGGGTGGAGTACGGAAATTCCTACTATGACAACTATAAATAAATATTTATGGAATTATGAAAAAATGATATATACAGATAATACCTCTGTGGACACTATACCAAAAGTAATTGGGATATATGGGGACAAAGGTCCGCCGGGACAGACTGGAAACGGAATAAAATCAATTGCAAATTATTATCTTGCCACTACCGCGAAGAGTGGCGTGACAATATCCACAGAGGGTTGGACAACAACGATACAAACTATGACTTCATCTAAAAAATATCTTTGGAATTATGAGATTGTTGTATATACAGATGGGAGCAAATACACATCTGCTCCATGCATCATAGGGGTATACGGTGACAAAGGAGCCGCAGGAGAAAATGGAATGAGTGGAATTATTGTATCAGATACAGCACCAGCAAATCCAGAAGTAGGTCAATTATGGCAGAAAGCATCCGGTCAACCAATACAACGCTGGGATGGAAAGAAGTGGACTATTCATTATATTTCGGTAGATAATTTGGATGTGGATACATTGAGTGCCATTTCTGCAAATCTAGGAGATGTTTCGTTCGGAACAATTACAAATTATGTGGAAGGAAAAAGGGCACTTGCAGTAGGAAATAATAGTGTTGATTTTTATAATTCAAATGCTGAAAGAGAGCATATTGGATATATAAGACCGTACACGGATGGAGGTTATGACAAATATGGAATTGAGATTGCAGGAGACAACAGATTTCTATTTGGAGTAGCTGGCAATATCGTACATATGGATAATCAGACATTGAACTATGATGGATTGTTTAATTTAGGTGGCAAGCCAATGAATTATGAAATTATAACATCATCAAATACAATCGCCATAAAGTATGCGAACGGATTGTTGCTATGTGCTGGACACACTTCTTTTGCAGCTACAACAGCTATTACAGCAAAAGCGGATGTGGTATTCCCGGTTCCGTTTAAAGATACAGGCTATTATTTTGTGTCAAACGTGCAAAGAAATGGAAGTATTGTTACGTCTTACTGGGAGGGAGATGTTGGTGGAAACAATATACGTACAACAGCAAAAACCAGTATTTCTCACTCGAAAACAAATGGAAATTATGGAATTGCCTACAACTGGTTTGCAATAGGATTTTGGAAATAGTGAAGGAAAATTTATAAATGAAGAATGAAGAAATCAGAGCGAGACTGTAAGGGTCTTATTTTTTATGCAATTTTTTTAAATAGAGAAAGGAAAGTGAGGTATATGAAGAAAATGGATAAGATTAAAGTATTTCTTACTGCGGTGTGCAGTTTTTTGTCAAGTATGTTAGGGGTGTTGTTTATTCCGGTTGTACTATTGGTTTCGTGTAACGTAATTGATTACATTACAGGATTGATAGCAACGCAAAGTAGAGAAGAAAAGGTAAGTTCTTATAAGAGCATCCGCGGAATTGCAAAAAAGGTATGCATGTGGTTACTGGTTATTGTGGGTGCGATTATCGACCAGCTGATTAAGTACTCAGCAGCTACTATTGGTCTTACGGTACCAGTTACCTTTTTGATTGCCTGCATTGTAGCAATATGGCTGATCTGCAATGAATTGATTAGCATATTGGAAAATATCGCAGATATCGGCACACCTCTCCCTCCGTTTTTACAGAAGATAGTTTATTATATTAAGGAGCAGACAGAAAGCAAAGTGACAATTGACGAGGATTCAGAGGGCGAGTAA